TCAGTTCATGATGTTAAAATGATATGTAAAAGTATAAATCAAATTAAAAATATAAATAATGAATCAAAATATTTTTATTTAATAGGTGATAAAGCTTATAAATCAAAAGAAGAATTAAAATTAAAAAATAAAAAAATAATTATGATAACACCAGATAAAATAAATACTATAAATAAAAATTTTATAAATAAAAAAATAAAATTAAAAGTAAAAATAGAAAATGTTAATTGTTTTATAAAAAAATATGAACGTATTGCTTTAAGAAAAGATAAAAAAATAAATTATTTTATGAGTTTTATATATATGTCTTGTATAATGAATAATTTAATTTGTAAATAAATATTTATTCACAAATTTTTTAAATCAGTCATATAAATATATTAATAATAAAATAACTTAAATAAAAATATACTTAAATAATGAATAAAAATTATGATTATAAGTTATTTATAAAAATAAAAAAATTATTATTTTGTAATAAAAAAAGTTTATATTTATAATATTTGTTATTATTATATTAAAAAATCATTATATCTAAAATATTCCACCCCTATTATAAATTAATATAAAAATATTTATATCAATGAAAAAAAGTAGTAAAGAAAAGTTGAACATTGATTTGTTGCAAGCAAAATATTTTTTTATATTTTTCTCATTTGAAATTTTGATGACTATATAATTTTCATTTTTAAAATATATTAAAAAATTAACTTAAATTAATAATGACTGAAGAACAATTTGTTGAATATGGAAAACAATTAAGGAAAGAATAGAGAAGAACATAAAGAAGAAATAAAATTAAAACAAAAATAATATTATCAAAATAATAAATATTTAATTAAAGAAAAATCTAAATTATACAGAGAACAACATAAAGATGAATTAAAAGAAAAAAGCATATAAGGAAATTAATAAAGAAAAATTATTAAATTATGACAAACAATATTACACCTCTAAAATATTATAAAAAACAATAAAAAAAGGCATACCAAAAGAAATATTATAAAAAAATTGATAAAGACATATAATATATAAAAATAAATATTATAAAGATGTCAAAAACTGAAATAATTAATACAAATGAAATAATTATAAAAAAAAAAATAAATAGGTTAAAAAATATTGATGAAGAAATTAATTTAATGACAAGTGGAACTGAAAAAATAAATTTAAATAAAGACGAAAAAGAATTAAGTGATACAATTCTTAATAATGATAGTTATATTATAAATTCAACTATAAAATATATAAATAAATACCTTGATGATGTAGAAAAACAAAATTTATCAAATTATATGTATTGTATAACAAATAAATTGAAAGGTGATGGAGCAGGATTATCAAGTGGAACATTTATTGATATGTTGATATGTGAATTTTTTTCAAATAAATTAAAAAAATGTGAAGAATATCATAATGGTGAATGTGATATAAAAATAAATGGTGAAGAATTTTCATTAAAAAAAATAAATGGTAAATCTTCATTAGCATTAGATTGGTCTAAAAATAATGAAAATAGTATTAAAAAAGAATTTTTTACTCATAATATAATATTGATAAATACTAAAACATCACAATGGTGGAAAAAAAATCCAAAAAATATTAATATTGATGACAAAACAAATTATACGAGAGAAATAAAACCAGCAATTTATATTATAAATAAAAATTATTGTAAAAAAAATATTAAATTATCTTCAAATAATAAATCAAACAGTATAATAAATGAACAATATGTCTATAAAATAATATGCAAATCAATTGATGATAAAACATATATAGAATTACCTGAAAAAAACAAAGAATTTAAATTTAATTTATTAAAATGTTTTACTGACTAAAACATATTTTTGTTAAATATTAAAAATTCTGTACATTTTTGAATCATTTTTACATTTACAGCATTACCTACTTGTTTATATATTGATTTTTCATCATATTTAAAATTATCTGGAAATGATTGTAATCTTAAAAGTTCTCTTGGTGATAATTTTCTACTTTCTGGACCATAAACAGGAATCATGCTCATTGCAACCAATGTTGGTATATAATCAGGTCTTTTGACTCTTATTCCCGAACCTCTTGCTATCCATAAAACTGTATTTAAAGAATCATTGTCTAATAATTCACCTGCTTGCCATTCAAATTTACGAACAGCACCAAACCAATTATCATTGGTTCGTGATTCTTCTAACCATTTTTTTAATATATTTTTATTTTCATCATAAAATTCTCTATTCTTATCTATCCAATTGGTATATTTTTTATAAAATTCTTTGTGTTTTTTTAAATCACAATCCCACATATCCGTCCAAATAGGAAATTTAGGCATTGTTATATTATTTTTTTTTAATAAACATATAAATTCATTCCATATTTCTTCAACATCTTTTAATTTACCATTGATCTTATATTTTGAGTTATCAGAATTATTATCAATAATATTTTTAATATTTAAAGTTATGTTTTTTTTTGGATTTGAAGGTATATTTGGAAGTTCTGGTAATTTCCCCAAATCTTTACGCTTACATAATATTATAACTCTTTCTCTATTTTGTGGAACATTAAAATGTAAAACATTTAATATAATAGGTTTTGAATATGTATAATAACCTATTTTAATAATTTTATCATGTATTACTTTCCATGTATTTCCATTATCATGAGAAGCAAGATTTCTTACATTTTCAAGTATCATATATTTTGGTTTATGGTGTTCTGCTATTTTACAAATGTTAAAAAATAAATTTCCTCTATGATCATCAAAACCTAATTGGTCTCCTGCTTTACTAAATGGTTGACAAGGAAAACCACCACATAATATATCAAATTTAGGTATATTATTAATGTTAATTTTTGTTATATCACCTTCAGGTGTTAAATTATAATTTAATTTATAAATACTTTTACATTTTTCATCTATATCTGAAGCAAACACACATTCACAATTTAAATTATTCAATGCTTGATGAAATCCACCAATTCCACAAAATAAATCAATAAATTTTAATTTATTATTTTCATTATTAATTATATTTTCATGTTCTTTATTTTTTTTATAACTAATAGACCTATATATTTTTTTATCTTTTAATTCATTCTTATCACTATTTTTAATATTATATATATTTTTTGTTTCATTTATATCTCCTCCAACTAATTCTTTTTCTAAAGTAGTTTCATCGTCTAATTCTAAATCTTTTTTTATCTCTAAATTTTCAGCCATTATATTTTTACTATATATAATATTAATATTATTATTATTAATCAATTTTTTATCAATAAATAGGCATTAAGAAAAAGTATTATACTAAATATAAATAGTAGTCATATATACATATTATTTATATTAAATATAATACTTTTTCTTAATGCCTATTTATTGAAAAAAAATTGAAAAAAAATGATAATATTTAAGTATTTAATTATATATAATATAAATGAATAATATTACAACACTACCTATAAATGAATTTGAAAAGTTTATGTCAAAAAATGATATAACAGATAATGTATTTAAAGATATATTTGATGAATTAAATAAACAATATATAGAATATTCTAAAACATTATTAGAAATTAATCAAGAACGAACAACGATTATTGATAAAATACGTATTGGACAAAAAGCCTATAAAAGATTATTTGGTATAAATGATGAATTAGAAGAAGAAAATAATTTAAATAAAATAAATTCAGAAAATATTGATAATGAAGAAATTATAAATAATGAAGAAATTAATGATGAAGAAATTATTGATAATAAAGAAGAAAATAAACATCATATTAAAAAAAATAAAAAAAATGATCAAGAACAAAATATAAATTTAGAAGAACATAATGTAACTAAAGAAACTAAAAATAAAACTAAAAAAGAAACTAAAACAAAATCTGATATAAAATTAAAAGTTAAAAAAAATAATGATCAAGTAGAAAATAATAATGATCAAGTAGAAAATAATAATGATCAAGTAGAAAATAATAATGAACAAATAGAAAATAACAATGAACAAATAGAAAATAAAACAAAAAAAACAAAAAAAAATAAAAAATAAATTTTATTATTTATACAAAGACTGAAATAAAGCATAAATATTTTTTTAATTTAAAATAATTTTTAATCTTATATAATTTTTTTAATGCTCATATATATATTTATAATATTCTACTATTTTATATTCTGAAAATTTTATTTTTACAAGTTTTATTTAATTATTTTATTAATTATTTTATTAATTATTTTATTATTCATGTCTATTTTAAGTTGTTTTAGTAATAATAATAAATTATTTTGATTTATTAAATTGATATTTTAATGTAAGATATATTATTGAATTTAGTAAACTATATAGTTATTAAAAAAATTTTTGGAAAAACTATTTTTATAAAAAAGTAAATACAATTACTATAATACTAATAATTAAAATTTTTATTTAATTTAAAATATATATATTTATTTTAATTTTTTCATTTATAAATAACATGGATAAAAATTGATTAATTAATATTAATAGAAATATAATAATTATATTATAAAATAAATGAGTAAATTATTAATAGTTGAATCACCAGGAAAAATAAAAAAGATTCAAGAATATATGGGTCCAGATTATATAATAATGGCTTCAATAGGTCATATAATTGATTTAGATGAAAAAACAATGTCAATTAATACTGAAACATTTGAACCATATTATTATCAATATGAAAATAAAGTAGATATAATAAAAAAATTAATATCAACAACAAATAAAGTTGGTAAACAAAATGTATATTTAGCTGCAGATGAAGATAGAGAAGGTGAAATGATAGCATGGTCACTTGAAAGAGAATTAAAAATACATAATGGAAAAAGAATAGTATTTAATTCAATAACAGAAAAAGAATTAAAAAAAGCAGTATTAAATCCAAAAATAATTGATTTAAATATGGTAAATGCTCAACAAACAAGAAGAATATTAGATAGATTTGCAGGATATTTAATATCACCATTATTAAACAAAAATGGATTTATAGGTGCACAATCTGCAGGTAGAGTTCAATCAGTTGTAGTTAAAATAATTGTGGATAAAGAAAAAGAAATAGAAGAATTTTATAAAAAAAAAAAATCTACATATTTCTACATAAGTTGTTTAATAAATTTAAGTGAATATGAAATTTTAACAAAATTAGCTAATTTAAATATTGATATAGAATTTGATGAAGAAAAAGATGAATTACAAGAATTAAATAGTAGTTTGGATGATATTAATAATAAAAAAAAAGATAAAAGTAAAATAAATACATCAAATACAATATCATCTAAATCATATTTAATTTTTGATAAAGAACAAGAAGAATATGTAATAAAATTAATGAAAACAATGTGTAAAGGAGAATATTTAATATTAAATATTATTGAAAAAACTAAAAAAATAAATGCACCTGCACCTTTTACAACATCAACATTACAACAATATGCATCTCAAAAACTAAATATGGATACAAAACGTACAATGAGTATTGCACAAAAATTATATGAAAATGGACATATAACATATATGAGAACTGATTCAACATCAATATCAGAAGAAGCAGTAAAAACAATAAAAGAAACAATAAAAGAAAAATATGCTGAATCTTATTTTGAAGCTCATACTTTTATTAATAAAAAAGCAAATACACAAGAAGCACATGAATGTATACGTCCAACTAAACCAAATTATAATGAAATAGAAGGTACATCAGATGAAAAAAGATTATATTATGCAATATGGAAAAGAATAATACAATCTCAAATGAAAACTGCTGAATATCAACATTTATTAATAGAAATAAAAATAAATGACAAAAAACAAATATTAAAACCATATAAATTGATTGGAACACTTGAAAGTTTAGTTTATGAAGGTTGGTTAATTGTAGATGGTAAGAAAGGTACAACACCAATAGATAAATCAATATTAAATAATATTTCATGGTTAGAAATAAATGGAATTGAAGATACAAATAAACCACCTAATCGTTATAATGATGCTAGTTTAATAAATAAAATGGATCCAAAAAATCTTAATATAGGACGTCCAAGTACTTATGCTAGTTTTATTGATAAAATAACAAAAAGAGGATATGTTGATATAAAAAATATGGAGGGGATTAAAATAGATGTTAAAAAATATACAACTAAATCATTAAATCCAAAAAAAATAGATATAGAATTAAAAAATATAACAATAGGGAATGAAAAAAAAAAATTAGTTCCAACAACTTTAGGAAGAAATATAACTGAATTTTTAGAATCAAATTTTCCACTAATAATGGATTATAAATTTACAGCAAATATGGAAAAAGAATTAGATGATATTGCAGATGGAACACTACAAAAAATTAATGTAATACAGAATTTTTACAAATATCTAAATAAACAAATATCTTGTATAATGCCATCAGAAATAAATATGTCTAATGGTATAATATTAGGAAAAACAAATACAGGAAATGAAATTAAATTATTAAATGGAAAATATGGAAAATATATAACTTGTGGAAATAAAAATTTTAATTTAAAATATTTAATTCCTACAAATTCAAAAATTACAGAATCTAATATTGAATCAAAATCTAATTTTGAAGAAATAATTGAATTAGTTAATAAAAAATTATTAGATAATGTAGAACCTAATAATCAAAAAATTTTTAAAGAATGGAAAAAAGGAAAAACAAAATTTTTATTAAAAAATGGTCAATATGGTTATTTTATTGAAGAAATTAATTTAAATAAAAAAAAAAATTGGTCTATGAAATATTTAATAAAAAAAACTGCTGATAACAATTTAATTGATGACATTGATTTAAATATTGATAATATTATAGAAAAAATATCAATTCAAGATATACAAGCAAATATTGAATATTTAAAAAACATGAAAAATAAAAAAAAAAATATATAATAGAATTAGAATATATAAGGCATCTTCTTTTTTATTAAATTTCTAATTAAAAATTAATATCTTGTTTTATATAATTATCATCATTTGATAATAAATAGTTCATCAACATAAATATATTTACCTGTAAATAAAAGTATTTCTTCAAATTCTTTTGTCATAAATTCATTCTTGCCTAGTTCTTCAATTCTAATTAAATAAGCAGTTTTATTTATTGTCATTATATAATTTATATATTTGTTATTTTGTAAGTGTATTTTAATATATAGTTATTTAACATATTTTTGTAGTAAAAATATTATATAAAAATACTTATAAATTTTGTTTAATAATTTTTTATATTAAATTTAATAATATTAAGAAAATAAATATTCAGGAATTTCTAATTCTTTCAATTTATAAAATTCTGATTTAGAATTTGGAATTGGTCTTTCAATAATTAGAGGAATTATTTTATTTTTTATTTCTAATTTAGCAATTTCTTTAGAGGATAAATCTGTGATATTTTTTAACATTGGTTTTGCTCCTTGTGCCAATTGTTTTGTTCTATCAGTCATTAATCTAACAAATTCATATTTTGTTAAAATTGGTTTTGATAATTTTATATTTTTATCAGAACTTAATGTTTCTTCACCAAATAATTCATCAAAATCCAAATCTTCATAAGTTTGTTTTGCATATTTTGAATAACATTTTGATTTTAATGTTTCTTCATTATTTATATAATTTTTTTCTTCATTATCTGAATTTTCATTATAAGAATTTACTGTTTTTTCATCATTATCATCATCATCATTATCATCATCATCATCATCATTATTTTCATTATCATTTATATCTTCATTTAAATTATTATTTTTATTAATATTAATATTATCATCATCATCAATAATATTATCATCATTAATCTCATTATTCTCATCATTCTCATTATAATTTTCATCATCATCATTCTCATCATCATCGTCATGATCATCATCGTCATTATCATCATCATCATTAATATCATCATCATCATAAGAATTACCAAATTCTAAATCATTTATAATTGTTTTTTTTTTAATTTTATCATGTTCAATATTTTTTTTAATTAAATTTTTAATATTAACATTTTTTTTATTAGTAAATAAAGTATTAATTTTATTATTAATTTTTTTTACCATTTGAATAATATATTAAGATAATATATTATTAAATTAAATTAAAATCAATTTTTATTAAATTTATATAAAAACAAAATAAATTAGAGGTTAAGTATTAATCAAGCTTATGATGAATGCAATTAGATTAAATTAAGTTAAAAAGGTGTAATAAAAGTATTCCAAAAATTATTACAAATTGTACATATATATCTAATATTATATGAACCTTTTTGTCTATAAAATACAGCTAATTTTAATGAAGGATTTTTATGTGTAGGGCAATTATCATTAATACAATTATATTTTTTAGATCGTGGTAATGTATTATCATTAATATAATTTATAAATTGATAATTATAAAGATCATCTTTATTTTCATCACCTTTGGAGAATATTAATTGTTTATCAGGAATTTTTTCATTATAACCACAAGATTTACAATAAAAATAAGATTCTTTATTACTAATAATTTCTGTTTTTTTTAAAGATTTATTTTTTGGAATTTTTTCTAAAAATCTATTAATAACAAGAGTTTTTTGATTATTAGTTAATTTATTAAAAATTGGATTTTTATTTAAATCATTAATTGAGAAATTTTTCAAATTCATTTCAATATCAGTTCCATTTAAAACTTCACTTATATCATTATCAGAAATATTTATATCATTAACTCCAATCATAGATTCTGATGGTATATCAGAAATAGAAACATCATAATCTGATGATTCTATACCATCTTGATTTAATCCGCCTTTTAAATTATTATCAGTTATATCATTAGAAACTATTGATATATTATTAGTAATATCCATAAAATTTTCACAATTTTTACAAAATGAACTATTTTGATTTATTGATTGCATTATTATATTATTATATATAATAATATGTTTATATAATTCTAAATTCATTTTTTTTTAATAAAAGTAATTTTGATAAAAAATTAGTATACAGTAGTATTTTATTAATTTAATAAAAAATTGATTTTTAATATATAAATTATATTATATTAAATATCTGTTTTACATGAATATAAATATACATAAAAATGACGTTAATGAACTTAATATAATTAATTCTACTAATTTAATAGATCTTAATAATATATCATTACATGATTATATACAATTAAAAAAAGTTAATTTTGGTGATAAAACATTAACTCATCAGTGGTGGGATAATAATAAAAATACTAATTTTAAAATAGAAGATAATGAATATGATGAATTTATTGAATTATATTATAAACAATTGAAGAAAGATAAAATATTACATGTAATGGAGAAACCAAAAGATATTGGTCCAATGTGTTTAGATTTTGATTTTAAACAAACTAGTCCAGAAAGAACAATATGTGTTGATAATATTATAAATATAATAAGTATAATAAATAATATAATAGATGCAAATTACAAAATTGATAATATTAAAACTTTAGAATCATATATTTTTATGAAACATGAACCATTTTATGATAAAAAAAAATCATTATATTCAGATGGTTTTCATATTATGTATCCAAATCTCATTTTAAGTGTAGAAGATAGATTTTTAATTTATGATGAATCAAGAAAAGAAATAATAAAACAAGATTTATTTTCAGATATATATTCTGTATTAGTTGGTGTTAAAAAATTAATATCAAAAAATAATGAAATAAATTCTGATTCAGATAATAATTTAGATAATAATTTAGAAGATAATATATATAATGATTATTATAAACTAACTATAAATGAAAAAGATAAAATTAATAATGAAATATTTGATCCATGTGTTATTCAAAGTAATAAATGGTTTATGTATGGTTCTGGAAAAAAAATAAATAATGATATTAATATTTATAAATTAATATATATATTTGATTATAATGTTGATGAAATTGAAGAAAAACCAAAAACTAAAGATTTAATAAAACTTTTATCAATAAGAAAAAAATCAAATGAAGAAAAACAAATATTTTCAATAAATAATGATGAATATAAAAATAAAATTAAACAAATAAGATTAAAATATATTAAAAAATCAAATGAAAAAATAAATATTAATGATTTATTTTTATCAAATAATAATGAAGAAAAAATAATTATAAATAATGAAAAAAAAATTGTAAATAATGAAAAAATAATTGAATTAATGCAAGAAAATAAATATGAAAAAATAAATATTGATGATATTGAATATTGTAAAAAATTAATTAATTTATTAGATCCTTCAAGAGCTAATCTTTATGATGATTGGATTTGTGTTGGTTGGGCATTATATAATATATCATCTAAATTACTTCCTGAATTTATAAAATTTTCAAAATTAGATAAAAATAAATTTGATTATAATTCATGCTTAAAAGTATGGGAAAATTGTTCTAAACGAAATGATAATTCTGGATATTCATTACCATCATTAGTAAAATGGGCTATGGATGATAATATTGAAGGATATAAAAAATTAATGAGAGATAAAATAAATACAATGTTAGACAAAGGAGATATTAATACTGATTTTGATGTTGCATGTATTATAAAAGAAACATATAAATATGTTTATAAATGTAGTTCAATACAAAAAAATATTTGGTATCAATATGATAATCATCGATGGAATAGAATAGATTGTGCATATACATTATCAATTAAATTATCAACAGAACTTTCAATTGAATTTGCTAAATTACATGCAGATATTATGCAATTAGCTGTTACAGAAGTTGGACAAAAATCAGATTTATTACAAAAAAAATGTAAAGATATTCATACTTTAATTTTTAATTTAAAAAAAAGTTCTTTTAAAGAAAGAATTATTAAAGAATGTTCTATATTATTTTATCAAAAAGATTTTGAATCTAAATTAGATCAAAATAATTATTTAATTGGATTTACTAATGGTGTTTATGATTTAAAAAATAAAATTTTTAGAAATGGTAGTCCAGATGATTTAATTGGTAAAACAGTTGGTTATTCTTATAAAATTTTTGATAAAAATGATTTAATTATAAAAGAAGTTGAAAATTTTGCTGAATCTATTCAACCAGAAGAAGATATGAGAAAATATCTAATGGTTTATTGTTCTTCATTTTTAGAAGGTTCTAATAAAGATCAAAAATTTATGATATGGACAGGATGTCATGCTATTAATCAAGGAATTATTATGGCTAATTGTTCTATTAAAAAAGTTCAAGATATTAAAATAGGTGAAGAATTAATGGGTGATGATTTTAAACCAAGAAAAGTTTTAGAATTAATTAGAGGTAATGATAAAATGTGTGAAATTATTCCTGATAAAGGTGAAAAATTTAAAGTAAATCTTGATCATATATTATCTATTGTTTCAACAAGTGATACTTTAAAATATTATTGGAATAAAAAAAAAAATAAATATAAATTAAAATGGCAAGAATTAATTAATGGTATTCCTAAACAAAAAATAAAAAATTTTTATGTTAAAGATAAAGATATTGTAAATAATAAAGATTATAAAAAATCAAATAAACAGGCAAAAAAAGAAATTTATAATTTTAAAAAAATATTATTAAAAAATAATTTACTTATTAAAAAAGGAGATGTTATTGATATAAGTGTCAAAAATTATATCAATTATTGTATAAATATTGGTCTTAATAATTATTGTTTATTCAAAAATGCAAATAGTATTGATTTACCTGAACAATATTTAGATATTGATCCATATTTATATGGACAAACTTTAAAAAATGAAATAGCTGATAAATATATCTTAAATTCTAAAAAAAATAGATTAAAATTACTTGAAGGTATAATTATTTCTAAAGGTAAATATCAAAATAATATTAATGAATGTGATATTATAATAAAATCTGAAAAATTATCAAATAATGTATTATTTCTAATTCGTTCTTTGGGTTTTAATTCTTATAAATATATTGAACAAATTAATAATGAAATACATTTTAGAATAAATATTACTAATATAAATTCTGAAACAATACATTTAATACATAATAACAAATATCAAACAAATAAACATTTAATTCAATTTAAAATAATTATTAAAGATGAAAATGAAGATTATTATGGATTTAAAGTTGATAAAAATCACAGATATCTTATGGATTGTTTTACAGTTACTCATAATTGTGGTATGAATGGTAAAGGAACACTAATTGATTTATTAGATCATACATTTAATGGAGCATCAGATGGATATTTTGCTACTCTTCAACCAACTGTTTTAACACAAAAAAGAGCTTCAAGTTCTTCTGCATCTCCTGAATTAGCAGATAAATTTGGTAAACGCTCTCTTATATTACAAGAACCAGAAGGAGATGATAAAATTAATACAGGATTTATGAAAAATATAACTGGGCAAGATAAAATTGAAGCTAGACCTTTATATGGAGATCCATTCCAATATACACCTCAGTTTAAATTATTATTAGCTTGTAATCATCTTCCAAATATACCTACTGATGATGGAGGTACTTGGAGACGTATTCGTGTAATTGATTTTTGGATAAAATTTACATCAAATCCACAAAATAAAAATGAAAGAAAATCAGATTCTAAATTAAGAGATAAAATTAAAAATTGGAAACAAGCATTTATGTGGTTATTAATAAATGTTTATTATCCAATTTATGTCGAAAATGATGGATTAGAAAAATTAGAACCTGAAAGAGTTAAATTATCAACAAATAAATATAAAGCAGATTCTAATGTTTTTATGGAATTTTGTACTGAAGCTTTAGAAAAAGATAAAGAATCAATTATATCTTTAAATGATATTTATGAAATGTTTAAAACATGGTATACTAATAGCTATAATGATAAAAAACCTTTACCACGTAAAAAATTAAAAGAATATTTTAATAATAATGGTTTTGATATTGTATCAAATACTTATGGTGGTAATTTAAAAGGATTTAAAGCTAAAGATCCAAGTCAAGTTGATGTTAATGATATTGATAGTTTTATTCAATAATAATTATTTGTTAACATTAGCTATAAATTATAGTTAATTTTATATATAATATTTTTATTTAATAATATAAATATTTTTTTAATTACTAATCTATAAATTAAATATTGTTTTTGATTCTTATAAAATATATAATGATGTTAAATCATATAGAAAAACTATATCTATTATTAATAATATGAAACTTTTTAATAAAAAAGCACTTGAATTAAATATTTCTCTCTTATTAATAAAACTAATAAGAATTATAGTATTGTATTTCTAAAATTTATAAAAAATTAAATCTCACAAGAAAAAATATAAATATTATGTTGTTAAAACTATTTAATTATAAAAAGACAAGAATTTAAAAAAGATATTTCTAAATATAATTTAAATAATAATTATAAAGGATTAAGTAAAAAGGAAAAGTTATAAATATATCATGTAATAAAAAATAAAAAAAGATAAAATTTATAAAGTAATCTTTGAAAGAACAATAAATTATGATTATTAAAATATAAAAAAGAATTAAGAAACAAATTAATAATAAAAAAATAATATTATTAGATATTATTTTTTTGTAGGAAAGTTTTCATAAAATATATAATATAATTTACATATTTTTATTTAAATTATTGTAATAAAAGTAATTATATCTTATATATTATTGTTTAATAAATATTTGATTTGTTAATAATAATTATTTTAATATTAATATAGTAATTCAACAAATTATAAATATTTTTAACTAAAAATAAATTAGAAAAAATTGATTTTTTATAAATATGAAAATAATATATTATATCTTATTTTTATGAATAAAAAAAAATATTATGATTGGTTAAATAATGATAAAGATGAAAAACCAAATCCAATAATAAATGAAGAAAAATATTCAATATTATCTTATAATATGTGGTTAAATATTAAAAATTATGATGAAAAATATAATCATATTAAAAAGCCTAAAAATAAAATTAAAAAGATTTATATATTAATATTATTAAATAGTATAAATTATTTTAGTAGTTTAATAAAAATGATGTAATAATATATAAATAAATTATAATATAAAAAATTGAAAAAATAATAATATATTAAGGTGATTTATTAATTATATTACACAATAATGGATTATAAATATAGAAATAATTATTACAATAATTATCAAGATAACTATTACAATAATTATTATCATAATCATCATAGTACTACAAGTTATAATAATGTAAATACATCAAATATATTTGAAAATGTAAATACAAATTTAAAACAAATATCAAAACATATAAATAAAAATGAATTGATTGATAATATAATTATTGAGAATATTATTAATAAATTAAAAACAATTTGTGAAAATCACAATAAAAAAATTAATGATTGGTTTGATGATACTTATATACGTGATTTAAATAATTTAAGATTAAAAAATAATGAATTTAATGAATTAATAAAAAAAAAAGAGTTAGAATCTTTTATTATATGCAATAAATATTAAATTATGTTTCATATTTATTAAAATAAATATTTTTTAATTCATTATAACCACCAATAAATTTTCCATTAATAAAAATAACAGGAACAGTTTTATGATATGGATTAATTTCTAATTCTTTATATATTTTTTCTGTTTTTACAAATAATTTAAAAAATTTATCATAATAATTATCAATTGCATAATATTTATAACTAATATTATTTTTTTTAACAAATTCAAGTGTTTTTTTACAATATTTACAAAATTGTAATCCAAAAAATATTATTTCTTTATTTTTATTTTTAATTTTATTATACAAAAATTCAATATTATTCATATAAATTTAATATATATATTACTTATTAAATAAAAAATTGATTTATTAATAAAATAATATATTAAAATATAATATTAATGAAAATCAATGAAATTATTAAATTATTAAAAGCAGATTTTAATTCAACTTTAAAATCATTAGATAAAATTTCTATAGAAAAAATTATTGATTATTTATCAGACAATTATTATAATAAAAATATATCATTAGTATCAGATCAATTATTTGATTTAATAATTAATTATTATGAAAAAGAATTTAAAATAAAATATAATAAAATAGGTGCAGATGTAAAAAATAAAAAAATTAAATTACCATATTGGATAGGTTCTTTAGATAAAATTAAACCATCTACAAATGCATTTGATAAATGGATAGAAAAATTTAATGGTCCTTATGTATTATCTTATAAACTTGATGGAATATCATCACTTCTTATTAAATCAAATAATAAAATTTTAATGTTTACAAGAGGTAATGGGGATTATGGACAAGATATTTCTCATTTTGTAAAATTAATTGGAATAAATACAAATAATTTAATTGAAGAGGATGCTATAAGAGGAGAATTAATTATGTCAAAAGAAAATTTTAAAAAAATATCAAATACTATGAGTAATCCAAGAAATGCAGTTTCGGGTTTAATTAATACAAAAAAACCTGATTCAAAATTATTAAAATTAATTGATTTTGTACCTTATTCGGTTTATAGTCCACAATTAAAGGTTTCTGAACAATTAAAATATATTGAAAAAAAAGAATTTATACCAAGAACAGTTGAATATGAAATAAAAAATAAAATAATTTTAGATGATTTATCAAAAATGCTTATTGATGGTAGAAAAACATATAAATACGAAATTGATGGTATTGTTGTAATTGATGATTCAAAATATTATCCATTAGAAAATAATACAAATCCAAGTTATGGTTTTGCTTTTAAACAAATATTAACAGATCAAATTGCAGAATCTACTGTTATAGATGTTATATGGAAAGTATCCAAAGACAAACATATAAAACCAAAAATAAAAATTCAAACTGTAGAAATTGGTGGTGTACAAATATCTTACATTACTGCCTATAATGCTAAATATGTTAATGATAATATAATTGGACCTGGTGCAATTATAAAATTAATTAGATCTGGTGATGTTATTCCAAAAATAGAAGAAGTTATAAAACCTGCAGATACAAATAAACCAAAAATGCCAAATATTAAGTATAAATGGAATGACACAAAAGTTGATATAATTGCAATTGATTTAAATTTAGAAACAACTAATAATATTATAATTAAAAAATTAACATACTTTTTTAAAACTTTAGATATTAAATGGATGGGAGAAAGCACTATTGAAAAATTTGTATTAAATGGTTATAATGATTTATGGAAAATTCTTTCTGCAGATAAAAAAAAAATAGAAGAAATAGATGGATTTGCAAAGACAATTATTGATAAAATTTATCAAAGTATTAGTGTGGGACTTGAAAATCGTAAATTAGAAGAAATAATGGCTGCATCTCAAATTTTTGGAAGAAATATTGGTATTACAAAATTTAAACTTATTATTAATTCACATCCAAATATATTAGATATTTGGAAAGAAAAAGGAATTGAATATACTACTAAATTAATAAATAATATTTCAGGTTTTGATAATAAAACAACAATAAAAATAGTTGATAATATGAATGATTTTATAGAATATTTAAATAAATTTTTAAAATTGAAACCTAATTTATTAAATACAAATAAATCAGAAAGTAATAAAACTTTTAATGAATTTAATTTAAAAGATTTTACAAATAAAACAATTGTATTTACAGGATTTAGAGATAAAAATATAGAAAAGATTCTTGAATTAAATGGATCAAAAATTACTACAACTATTAGTAAAAATACAAATATACTAATAGCATCAGATCCTAATGAAGATTCAAATAAAATTATTAAAGCAAAAGAATTTGAAATTAATATTATTTCTAAAGAAGAATTTTATAAAAAAATAAAAAACAATTAAATAATACATCCAAGATTTTTTAAAAATCTTTTAAATATCTTTTAAATATATTAAGTATATATATTTATACTAATTTTTATCATTTATTATATGCAAATAAAACCATCTATTTGTTTCTTTTTTTATTGATAATTTTATATGTAAATTCATATTATCAATATATTCTTTTATTATATCATACCTTTCTATACTTTCTG